ACGCAATCTGTCATTTGTATTCTTAATCTCATGTACAACATGTACTTTGTATTGCTCCCAGCCATTATTGTCAGACACATTAACCCCCAGTATACTTAAAGGCTATAACTCCCGAGGTACTCCCAAGATCTGATCCGTTAGTATTGAAGACAAATCGGATATATGGGATATTATTAGGTACAGTAAAAGTAGAGAGCTTAAGTCCTGTAGATGTTGCAGTAACGTCAGAAATAATGTCTGTGGTGGATGTCCAAGTGGTACCATCAATTGAAAGCTCATATCCAAAATTAGGCGTAGTGGCATCTACTCCACCAGATAAGTTAGCTGGGGGAAGAACATCCATAATACTAGGCCATGTAGAATTATAGGATATCTTCACGGTATTTCCTATAGTTCCTGCTGTGTCATTAGTGAAAGTGCATACCTGTTCCCCAGACACGCCGCCAGTAACTGTTAGAAGTCCATTCGAGGTGTCATTAATCCATTGCGAAAGCTGATAAGCTGCATGTCTCGAACTATGAGCCATGTTTACTGTTCCAGCAGCAAACGAGCCCGAAGAATCTACTCCACCAGTGAACGCGGAGGGGGGATTTGGATTAGTTCCGTCAATAAAACCAATACCCCCAGTTAGTGCAGTTGGTGCGGTTCCAGTTATAGAATCTTCCCAACTTGAATCACTATAGGTAATAGCAGTGTTGCCAGCAGCGGCCACAACTCCCCCATGGGTAAGGTTAAGAACTCCACTACCCGGAGCAGCAGCAGTAATATTTAAGGCAGCCTGAGCATTAATCTTAGCAGCAAGGTCAACAGCTGTACCCGTTCCACCACCACCATTTTCAGCAATTTCTGTAACAGCTACATTTCCTCCTGATACCCCATCTTCAGAGTCATCAATCTCAAACACAACAGAGGTTCCATCTGAATCTACTAAAGTAATCGTTGTTGTTTCATCTGGCTTATCTGTAAATGTCATTGTAGCGGTAGCTACGGTATCGGAAACGGTTAGGCTAGTATTACCAGCAGTACCGGGAACCATTTGATAAAAGTATACTCTACCAACGGTAGTAGTAGCATCTGATTCACTCGCAACGTTTGCATGAGCAAACAATTTATTCTGAAAGCCTCCAGCGGCTTCTATTGCTGCTTTTAAATTTGACGCCGCCGAAGTAGACTTATCGGCATCTGAAACATCTCCGGTGTTATACTGAGCAAACCCAACATTACCACTGGTAGTAGTAGAACCATTAGTGAAACCTACGGCAGAAGCCTCAAAAACTTTTGATGTGGTTGTCTTATCCACATTTAAAACTATCACAGTAATAGTCTGAGCCAAGGTAGCTTCTTTTGTGAAAGTAAATGTTTGGGATCCAACTTCTCCGCTTGTATCTCTAGTAGCTGTTCTAACAGTACCATCCTCAGTAGTGAATGTAATGGTAGGAGGAGGAGAAAGAGTTGCTTCTAGTGTTGTCTTTGCAGCAGCAAAACTTAATTGTCCAGTTGACTGTAGTGCAGCTGTTCCGTTTTGAACAAAAGAGCTTTGGATGTCTAAACCAGCAAGAATAGTTTTACCACTAAGCTTGGTCTGTACAGCTGCAACCTGACTAGATGCTAATTTATTAGTGGAGGCAGACATGGCAGTACTAGCACCGCTAGTAAAGACAGGCACACCTGCCGTTATCACCCTTCCAAATGTTGCTGATTGTGATTCTAATGCCATTTACTATACTCCTTGTGTCTGCTGCATCACCTGCTGGATTCCAGCTCCTCCGGTTTCTTCTATATCTTTTTGCGCGGCTTGCGCCATAACCTGCTGAGCTAATTGACTACCCGCTAATTCATTCTGTTGGGCACCTTGTATCTGTCCCTGTGCTTGTGCCAGCTTAAGCTGTTCATCCCTAACCTGATCCTCACTTTTAACCCACAGATCTGCATTAAAACCAAGGGCAGTAATCAAAGCCTTGCCATACTCATCCCACTTAAACATAGCAATTGCTGGTTCAGGTAAGTTTCGTACCATTTCCCCCATCTGCATAAGCTTTTGGAGATCCGAGTCTCGACTTAGTGCTTGAAGACCAGTTACAATCTCAACATTAAGAAGTCCTTCTTCAGAACTAAACATATCTGCCAAGCGTTGGTCAACTTCTCCAGCAGTAATCATCAGAAATACTGTTCTTGTCACAATTGGTTCCATTAAATCTCTAGCAATTGCAGAGAATGCTCCGCCTAAAACGTGCTCAAGTTCTTGACCAATCATCCGCACTGCTGTAGCAGTTACTCTTTCGCCCTGAGGAATGCTAGCACTGTCAAGTAGGAAAGCTTTCCCAAGTTCTTGCCTTAAGATATTCACGCCAGCTTGAGTAGAGGATATCTGTGGATTCATAGTCGCCGCAGGAGAGACAACGTGTACTTCATTCTGCCTAGCCCCTATCCAACCTCCCGTTGGGGTTCCGTTAATATCATCTATTTCTGCTAGGCCAGTAGGATCAACGGCCATCCAGAAGATCGAGGCAGCAGTTATTCCATTAATTAAACCCTCGGTAAATCCCTCAAGAGTTTTAATATCACCGATCAAATCCTCACAATGACTACGACCATAATTCTCTCCGGGAATACCCGACCACCGAAGAACGACAAAAGGTAAAACCGTATAGGTACCAGAGTTTAAAACATTTCCATCCTTATCTTCTGTTTTTGATTTCCAAATACCATCACTCGCCAAGTACCAAAGTTTGGTATAGATTGGACGGTATCCTTTCCTGCTGTCCATATCAAGCGAGGAAGAATATAATTCCGCATTGTCCACATCCTCTTCGACAGTCTCATATTCCTTATAAATAACCTCTTCTACATCCCCATACACATCTCTTCTCACAACAAAGCGATCTAATCTCACTACCCGAAAGTTCATATCATCTTCCATAATAAGCATTACATCACCAACCACAATAAGATGTTGTAATAATTGATATAACGTCTCTCTAAGATTTCCGCTGGAGAGTTTATTGTATACTTGATAACTTAGGTTGTTTAAGTACATTTCAACCTCATTTTCGGGTTGCATACCTGTTGACATCTCGAACCTAAAGAAAGGGGAGTCGTTTAATGGTAATAACGCAGACAACATTCTACTCGCCATAGAGGTAACACCTCTAGCTGATGTCGAACTGTAAGGCTGAGGAAGTTGTGACTGCTCATTCCACCCATCCGGTGGTAATAATGACGGAACAGACAGGCTAGAACAATATCTTGCTCTCTCTAGTTTGCTGGTTCTAAGAGAATCTAATACTCTAAATCTGTCTGATAAGGATGGCATATATTATTACTCCGGCCTTCGTTCTTGCGAATCTATTGGAAGCGGTGAATCTTCTTGTGATCCCGAAAGAGCACTCCACATTTGAGTTACTCTACGATCTCGATCCCTAAGAGAAACGTCAACATCGCTTTCAGCATAATCAGCAGCAGCCTCTTCCTGCTCTTCAAGCTCTGATACACGCGCTGCCTCAGATCTTTCAGTCATCTTACGAATTTCCTTTTCTTGTTGCTTCCTTTTTCGCTCCATATCTAACTGAAATTGTCTTGCCTTTTCGTCTCGTTCCTCCGCTAATGTATTTTCATAATCTAAAATATCTTTTCTCTCGGAGGGAGACATTGGTCCCTGTATATCTGGACCATCAAAATTGAAAAAAGGATGCTTTTTATAACTCATTTTGGTCTCCTTGATGCGGTGTCTCTTTGTGTGGGGCCAACACCCCGCTCTTGTTGAGGAGAAATTGTAGGAACAGCCCTAGATCTATTGTAAATCTCCTGTATCCGACCCTTGTCATATTTTTTTTGGGGAGTTTGCACTGTCTTTTGTCTACCAGCCTCAAGTTCTGCCATTTTTTCTTTATGTTCTTTGGTACCCAGTAAACGCTTCTTAAGAAAAGAGGCCTGAGTTGCTTTCATCGCAGAATCATGAGACTTACGTTTAGCAGACAACTGTTTTTCTGCTTCTAGTCTTTCAGCAGCACTGGCACTATTTAATTGCGCGTATAAAGCTGCAACCTCTGCTTCATACTGAGCAGTTGCTTCTGCAATTTCTTCCTCCTCCTGCTGTTCGAAGTTAAGCTCATCAATACCAGTTGTTTCTCCAACCCAAGAAACGACCGACGTTATAGCATCTACTATAAAACTCATGAGCTAACTCCTTTTTTTTGCATTGTTATCACTTGGTCGATTGCTGCGATGACCTCTTCACGAC